CTTCCACAAGCAGAACTCGGGTGTATCACACCATAGGACATTTGCACCCTTGATATGCCACAAGGATGCCGATGTCTTTTTCATTGAGAAGATTACCGACATTGACCCCGAGATGTGGCCTAAAGTCACTCACATCTTTGCAAGCCGTGCATTCCCAGTAGAGCCGTTTGATGACTTCGTAAAGCTCTGCCGCAAGGAGGGTATCAAGCTAATCGTTGACAATGATGACTGGTGGGTTCTACCCCCTACGCATCCTTTGCAAGGTCTGTACGTTGAGCAGATGAGAACTCGCATCGTGCGCTCTATGAAAGCGGCTGATGAGGTATGGGTGACCAACAAGCACCTTGCCTCAAAGGTCAAGAAGTACAATACCAACATCCGAATCATACCAAACGCCATCAGCGTACCAACGTGGCAGGTAGAGAGAGAGCCAAGCGAAGAAGTGCGCTTTGGGTATATAGGGGGCAACCACCACGCAGTAGACGTAAGAGAGTCCACAATCAACCTTGAAGGATATCAAAGCTATGTTGCAGAAGTGGATGGGTACCCTGAAATAATGAGGGCAAGCTACAAGCTACCCACGATGCCACCAACGCATTACCACAAGCTCTACGAGTTCTTTGATGTGAGCCTTGTGCCGTTAAGCACTTCCGAGTTTGCCAAGTGCAAGTCGCATTTAAAGATGCTTGAGGCAGGGTTTAGCAAATGCGCCTTGATAGTGAGCAACACGCAACCCTATTCACCCTATATCACGAAAGATAACTGCATTGCCATTAAGCACCCAAGCGAATGGGCAGGAGCAATCAAGAGGCTAAAAGAAAACCCTAACCAAGTGGCTGACCTAACGGAATCGTTATATGAGTATGTGCAGGACTTCACGATGGACAAAATAAACGAACTGCGATGCTTTACATAGTCACGCCCTGCTCACGCCCTCATAACCTTGTAAGGCTAAAACAACATATCCCTGCGTACGCAACGTGGGTTGTGATGATGGATGCCTCTACCAACTACAAGGGAGCAACAAGCGCATCAATCACACACTACTCCACACGCACGGGAGATATGGGCAACCCACTACGCAATGAGTTCCTTGACTTGTATGCTGACTCCTTTACCAAAGAGGATTGGGTTTACTACCTTGATGATGACAATGTGCTGCACCCAAAGTTCCTTGAGGAGTGGAACAACCTAAACGCTTTGGACTGTTCTATTGTAACGTGGGGACAAATAGGTAGGCTCCGCCCTACCGACCAACCAAGAGTCGGCAACATAGATACCGCCTGCTATATGTTCAAACCATACGACCTACCCAACCTACGCTTTGAGATGACCTACGAGGCAGATGGAACCTTTGCCCAAGCAGCATCCGAGCAAGGAACACTTATCTGCGTAGAGCAGTATCTTTGTTATTACAACGCATTACGATGAAAAGCTCAAAAGACATAGACGGGTGGTTCAACCACCAAGCAGCATACGACTACCTCCTTGCCAATATGCCAGAAGACGGCACGTTCGTTGAACTGGGTGCTTGGCTCGGTAAGTCATCAGCCTACCTATGCGACAAAGCAACATCCCAAAACATCACAATCATAGATTCTTGGAAAGGCTCACCAAACGAACTCACCACCACCCACAAGCTCGCAACGGAGGTAGACATCTACGACCTGTTCTTAGAGAATATGGGAGACCGCAAGTACAAGGCAATCAAAGCAACATCCAAAGCAGCATCAAAGAAGTTTGCCAACGAATCCCTAGACGTGGTATTCATAGACCTCACCCACACCTATGAGGCGGTAAAGGAAGACATCAAGCTATGGCTCCCAAAAGTAAAGAAGGGAGGCTTCATTGCGGGAGATGACTACCACGAACATTGGAAGGGAGTAATCCAAGCCGTTGATGAACTCCTGCCTCGCGCTTGGTTCATAGATGATTGTTGGATTTACCAAAGGTGAAGAACCACACAAAGGTCTACCTTAAAGGGATGGGCTACTCCACAACTGACTTTATACCTTGCGAGGTATGTCAAGGCCAAGCCATAGACATCCACCACATAGAATCTCGTGGGATGGGTGGAAGCAAAATTGCTGATACGATAGAAAACCTAATGGCTCTATGTCGTAATTGTCACGTTGCTTATGGTGATATTAAAGAATGGAAGGAGCGACTTCAAGCAACACACAATCACCACCTCGCAAAAAGGGTTATTTAGATACAACCGAAAATAACGGAACTCTACGGATATGAAAGATGACAAAGGCAGGTTCATAGCAGGCAACACAGGAAGGCCAAGCGGAACACCAAACAAGACCACCAATAAAATCAGAGAGGCATTCCAAACCCTCATAGAAGCCAACCTTGAGAATATGACCCTATGGCTCACGCAGGTGGCAGCAGATGACCCAAAGGGCGCACTTGACCTGTTGAACAAGATGGCAGAGTACACGACTCCCAAACTCGCAAGGGTGGAAAACTCACACGAAGTGTCGGATGAGCTAACGAAAATCAAGGTAGAGATTGTCCGAACTAAACCTAAAGAGTAGCGAACTCTTTGAAAAGAACTACACCGCATCAACTCGGATAGTAGTCAATCAAGGCGGTAGCCGTTCTGGTAAGACCTACTCGCTTTTGCAGATGCTCATCGTGATGGCGATGGAGGATAGAGGCAAGGTGTACTCCATTGTCCGCAAGTCCCTGCCGTCTCTGAAGATGACGGCCTACCGTGACTTTTTTGAAATCCTAAATGCCAACGGTCTTTACGATGAGGCACGGCATAACAAGAGCGACTACACCTACGAGCTGAACGGCAACCTCTTTGAGTTCATTAGCCTTGACCAACCGCAAAAGAAACGGGGAGCAAGACGTGACTACCTATTCTGCAATGAGGCAAACGAACTCACTTGGGAGGATTTCTTTCAGTTGTTGATTCGTACCACAGGCAAGATATGGGTTGACTACAACCCCTCTGATGCGTTCCATTGGATTTACGATAAGCTGCTCACAAGGGATGACGTAACGTACATCCAATCGACATACCTTGACAATCCGTTCTTGGATGCCTCAATTGTGGAGGAGATAGAGAGGCTGCAACATACGGACAATGACTACTGGAGAATCTACGGATTAGGAGAACGTGGGATGAGCAGAGCCACCATCTTTCAATACGGGCAGGCAGAGATACCAAGCGATGCCACGCTCCTATGTCACGGGATGGACTTTGGGTACACCAACGACCCTACCGCACTTGTGGCGGTGTATAAGTCGGGTGACAATCTGTATGTGGATGAGTTGATTTACCGCACGGGTATGACCAACCCCGACATCAGCAACGTACTTGCCTCACTTGGCCTTGACAGACGTACGGAAATATATGCTGACTCTGCTGAACCCAAATCTATTGAGGAGTTGCATCGTATGGGATGGAACGTGAAACCCACGCAGAAGGGCGCAGATAGCGTCATAGTAGGCATTGACGTGCTGAAGCGGCACAAGCTATTCGTAACCCCACGAAGCAGCAACCTAATCAAAGAGCTTCAGAACTACAAATGGGTAGAAGATAAGAACGGCAACCTCTTGAATAAACCCATAGACGCATTCAACCACGCCATTGATGCACTCAGATATGCGACCTACAACAAACTAAGCAGACCTAACTTTGGAAGGTATGCCATACGCTAAAACTAAAAGGTTATTTTAATACAATGGAACTAAAGGTAATTGTACCCACCGCCCTATCAGAGATAACGCTTGACCAATATCAACGCTTTGCGAGGCTTGAGGGCGATGAGGAGTTTTTGACCCACAAGATGCTTGAGATATTCTGCGGAGTGCCTCTTGCCAATCTTCCCAACGTACGCATCAAAGATGTGAGCCATATCAGCAAGCACATTAGTGCGATGATAAACGAGAAGCCAAGCCTCACGCCAACCTTCACGATGGGCGATGTGAAGTACGGGTTTATCCCAGAGCTTGACAATATAACCTACGGTGAGTTCGTTGACCTTGACGGCTACCTGCAAGACGTGCAAGACCTGCACAAAGCGATGGCGGTATTGTATCGCCCTATCACAAGCGAGGTCAAGCATCGGTACCTGATAGAGCCATACGAGGGAGCAGGCAAGTACTCGGAGCAGATGAAGCAAGCCCCGATGAATGTTGCGATGGGCGCAACGCTTTTTTTTTGGCATTTAGGGAACGAGTTACTGCAAGCTATGCTGACCTCTTTGGAGGCGAAGAGTCAAACGAATACTCCAAGCAAGGACAATTCGCCAAGCAATGGG